TGACTTGGCAAAGCTCTTGAACGCAATCTGCCCCTGTGAAAGCTGGTCAATAAAGCCGTCCATTGAGCCAACAAGTGACTCTTGCATCCCGAGACCGATAGTTTTGGTATCCTGCGCCCATTGCAGAAACGGGTTGCTATCCGCCGCCTTGCGCTGTGCCAGAAAGTCGAGATAGTTTTGCAGGTCGGTCGCCATCTGGCGTTCGGCTGCGTTGGCGGTATCGAGCGCCGCTAGACGACGCTGGATGCGCGCGACTTCCTTTTGATAGTGGAATTCACGCGCCTGATCTTCGGTCATGAGCGAGACACGAAGATCGTCCATGCGGTCTTTGACATCCTGTGCGAACAAGACGTTTTGTTCGCGCTGGAATTCCGAAACCCGCCGCGAGTTGACTTCTTGCGCGTCTGCCAGATGCTTTCCGGTTAGCTGTTGATCGTCAAGTTGACGCTTGAGCTTGGCACGGAAGTTATCAACCCGGCGTTCAACCGCGTCATAGCCGGTAATATAGTTGTCCCATAGCTCTGAGGTACGGTCAATTTGCTCGTCGAGATCATTCTTGAGGTTGGATAGAAAACCTTTCTGTCGTCCGGTTTCCTGCAAGTGAACGGCCTCCGTCCGCAAGTCCTTTAAGCCGCTCTTTAGCGCCTCGATTGAACCGATAGTGTCGGCAATACGGCGGCCTTCGGCTTGCGCTTCTTCCTCGTCGAACGAAAGCAGCTTACCGTCCTGATCGGCCTTCATTTGCTGGATATCGGCGTACATGCGGGCATAGCGCTCGCGTAGCGTCTCAATCTTGCGCTCTTCGGCTGACAGACCGTTTCTGGTATTCATGAACACGTTGTCAGATTCAAATAGCGCCATGTTATTAACGCCATCTGCCTTGACTTTGTTTAGATCATCCTTGAACTTGTCACGAACCGCCTTAAGAGCCTGCGCACGGTTCTTATGGCCGTCCTTTTCAAGCTTAGCGATCCGGGTGTTGTAGGTGTTAATTGTCGCTTCGTAGTGCTTTACGCGCTCATCATAAGCCCATTGACGATTCTTGTTTTCTTCCTCAATGATCTTATTGTTTTCAGCGTCGGTTAGCTTGCCGGCTTGCTGTAGCTTCGTGCGATCCTCTTGCAGCTTTGCGGCAGTCTCATTATATTTGCTGTTGACGTTCTCTAGCACTTGCGCAAAGGTACGCTCCGCAGTTTCCATGTACTGCGCATTCATCAACGTTTGCTTGTTGAGCGCGTCGGTGTTGAGCGTGTTGCGACCGCTGGCGATTTGCTTGTCTAGGTCGGCTAGCTGCTGCTTAAACTTGGGGTCCGAATAATAGGACGCGAAGTGAAACTTGCCGCGCGCTTTCATGTCGGCATCGCGCTTGTCTGCCGCCGCAATTTTTTTTGCGAGGTTTTCACGCTCCTTTAGAAGCGTGTTGATGTCCTTTTCACTCTTTAGCCGCTCTTCCTGCGATAGCTCGCCGCCTGTGCGAACTCTTTCCTCAATGTTATTCAGGCGCTGGCGGGCATCGGCAACCCGGTTGAGCCAGTTGAAAAGATTTGTCAGTCCGACAACAAGGCCGACGATGACGCCCGCCCAGCCCATGAAGCGAAGGGTTAGCATGCTGACACTGGATAGCGAACGCGCCATCACCATGTTACCGCCCGTTAACAGGAGGTTCATTCGAGCCACCGCAGCGTTGAAGGTCAGCATCGAGCCACCCGCACGCACGACCGCAGCGCGGACATCACCAAAGATGCCGACGCCTCTTGCGACTGCCCGCCACAAGTTTACAATGGTGCCGACTGCAATCCTAGCACCGAAATAATAAAGGAAGATTTTGCCCCACTGGACGATTGCGTCCTTATTGGCGTACATCCACTTCACGGCATCGGCCAAGGCGACAACTATGGTGCGGATGGCATCGTTTAGCTGGATGGCGAATTGCTTACCCATCGGGCTTGACAGGAAGACGCCTAGCTGTCCAACCTGCTTCTTTAGTTCCTCAAAGTATGAGCCGCTTGGGGATGTTTCCATCGCTTGTGCGAATTCGAGGAAAGCGGTTTTAGCGCGGGCCTGCAACCCGACAAAGGTATTCATCATCCGTTGCGCCGATCCGCCATACACAAGGTCTAGCTCTGCGAACATTTTGGATAGAGCGGTTTTCGATTCGACTGCGCCGTCTGAAATCTTTTTCACCAAATCCTTCATTGTCATACCCATAGCGCGTGCCATCATTGGCATTGCGGTATAGACAGACTCGCCTAGCTGCTGTCTCAACTCTTCCATTGAGATTACGCCCTTACCCATCATCTGAGTAATAGCGACAGAGGCGCGATCTAGCTGTTGACTTGTACCACCGAATGCAGCAACAGAATCGATAAGCGTCTTGAGCGAACCGTTTGTCGGATCGAGACCGACTGCCTTAAACTTGACGAATGACTTGCCGATAGTTTCCATGTCAAACGGGGCTGACTTGGCAAGGTCTTTAATCCATTTAAATTGATTTTCCGCATCGGCACGCTTGCCAAGCGAGGTTGTCGAGTCCGACAAACCGTAGAGCAGCGTTTGCATGCGCTCGATTTCGGAATTTGCGCTTACAAGGCTCTTGACGAACCCGCCAACATAGAATTGTGCCTGATAGAATAGCGTTTGGACGGATGATAGCGAAACTACAACGTCACGAAACGCCGCAGTCATACCATTGACCCGGCGTTCCATTCTTTGTACTGAATTGGAGGTTTGAGCTATTTGGCGCTCGAAACGGGCAACTGTTTGTCCCGCCCTCTGTAACTCGGCTCTTACACCGGAGGCGTCAGCGTCGATATTAATTACTAGGCGTTCAGTTGCCATCGTTTGAGCTTCCCTTAAGTCTCTTCAATTTTTCTATTGCATTTTCCTCTGGTGCGGTTTGAGTGACAACCATTGGGCTACCCAACTCTTCACGCAACTGGTCCTGCAACTTTTGTGTTAATTCACCCGAATGATGCGCAAACATGACGTTTAGGAGCCGCAAATCTTCCTCGGCTCTAATTCGATCAATATTGCTGTTGTGTAGGGTGAAATTGGATAGTGGAAGGTCTAGAGTTTGATCTTCTGACCAACCGTAGAACTTGCACACGCGGGAAATGAAGTAGGGGAAGTCAAGCTGTGTGACGCTTACTCCCCCTTTGATTCCCCCTGTGGTGCCTCTTCTGCCGTCGCCTGTTCGGTAAACTCGCGGATTGCGGTTAGCTGTTCAAGCGTCAAGCCGTAAAGGTCGTCTTTGGTTAGGGTCGGGAAGGCGGCTACTAGAGCTTCAACGCTCTTGTCAAAAATTTCAATTGCGTTTGCGCCGTCAATGTCAGTTTCGCTCATAAGGGCGTTTAGCTCAGAAGCACGCTTCATCTGCTCGACATACTCACGAACGGTGAAGGTACGCATAACATGCTCTGTACCCTTTAGAACAATTACCTTCTCACGCTTAGTCGAAAACTTATCTAGATTTAGAACCTGTGTCATATTATCCTTCTGTTGTTAGCGGGAAACCGCCAGTCGCTAATTAAGCAACTGTAGCGGTTTCATCACCAATAACATAAAGATCGCCAGTTGACAAGTCAGGATAGCCAGTAAACTCGACGTTATAAATGCGCTCTTCATCAAGCTTAAAGGCAAACTGGAAGTCACCTTTTGGAGCCGCAATCGGAACAGTTACGTCTTCGGACTTGTCGGATTCGGCCTTGGCTACCGGATGAAGCGTTAGCTTCTGAGCAAAGGTACGAAGCGAAAGACCAACGCCGCTCTTCACGACGAGCTTCTTTTTGCCAGTGCCGCTTACCAGCGTTGAGCCGGGAATGACATTGGAGAGTAGCGTAAGATCGGTTTCGGCCATAGGTACACGGACGGTGCAGGTGCGGCCCGTAATATACTCGTTAATCTCCGTCTCACCGAATTGGTCAACAGTAATCTTATATGCAGAAGTAGAAACGCTGACTTCAACGCCACCCTTGGTTAGACCAAGATCGGTTGCGCCGAAGGTTACGCTGCAAGTGCCAAGCTTTACGTTCTCGGCGTTCGTTGAGGTATAAGGCATTTAGTCAAACTCCATTCAATAATAGTCTTTTAATTATACACAAGTGACTTTGCAAAGTAAAACTTTAAATCATTCAGATACAAAGCAAACGTCGAAATTGATTGAAAATTCTAGCATGCCACTATCAGCACGACGGTACGGGCGGGCTTGGTGTTTTGGTCGGCAATACTTGACAAGAATATCACCGGCTACCGTGTCTTGCTCGATGGTAAGCGCGTCCTGTACTTGCTTGGCGAGCGCTAGCCCCTCTTCATGCTTGCCGTGGCGAATGATGGCTTGGAACTTTGATTTGGTGAGGCCCTTTAGCTCAAAGTCGATAGGAACGCCGTCTGTGCTTGACATAAGCAGCGTCAACACGTCCTTTTCGGGCGGGGCGGAATACATGAACAAATCTTTGCCTAGCTGTAGTCCAATTCTGGCTGTTAGGATATTTGCGAACTCTTTTAACTGATACATTACCAATGCCTCTTGATAGCTTGCCTGATACGATTGACGACATACGGCTTGAGAGTGTCAAACGCGCGCTCTAGGAACTTGGGACCGACCGTATGCAATGGATCGGAAGCTTGCTTAAGCAAACTCTTCTCGCCAAGGTTGTAAATACTTTCGTGAATGAAATCGATATAATCATCGACATCGACGCCATTGACCATGCCACCTACAATGATGTCGTAAGCAACGTTGTGGCGGTAGGTATGGCGCTTCTCTACCCGGTGTGATCCTTCTAGGTTGCCGAGATCGACTGGCGAGTTAGCTATACTTTCTTCCTTGATTGCTTCTGCGCCTTCTTCGACAACCCTTGCCACTTCGTCTTCCATATCGTCGCCTCGCTTGTAGAGGCGTGCCATCATGGATGCCGGGTCAAAGCCGCGTGTAAAATTCAATCCCATTATTCATCACCAAATCGGTCTTCGCATTTCATGAAGTCAACTTCATAGTGATCCAGATGGCCGAGAACGTGGTAGCGCGGTTCGACCTCCTTTGCCTCGAATACCCGGCCATCGATAATTAGGATATCGCCAATCCTAAGCTTTTCGGTTGCCGGAAACAGGGCACGGCCCGACGCCTTGTATTCTTTGATGTTGCCGCGTGTGGCCGACGAATCCGCCCGTACGGTGGAGTCTTCGGCCTTCATGTCGTAGCGGACCAAGCTAAACTTGACCGCTTCCTTTGCTGCGAATAGCGGCTCCCCGTAGGCATCGTAAGAGTCGGGAACCATTCTGCGAATATGACAAATACGATTAGGGATAAACATATTAACCTCGACGTAGCTTCCAAACTTGGCTTGAAGACGTTCCTGTGTAGATATATGACGCAACATATTTGTGCGCCTCTTCTGCGAGACCACCGAAACGGCCATTGCCTACCGAATTCTGGCGGAAGAACATTGACGATTCACCGATGGTTTCCGACACGATACCGGCCCTGATCTTGTCAGCCACCGGGTTTTCCTCGACCAGCGCATTTGCTTCGGCAATCTGTGCCTTCTTCACGGCTTCCTTAAATCGTGGCTCTAGGGCGTT